ATGAATTCATCTTGCACGGTCATAGCAGCAGTCATTGCTGAGTTGGTCAAAGTCATGGACTTATTACTTATGCTATTGATTATGCTTTTCATAAACAGGTAAGAGATTACCTCTGGGTCACCACCTTTTAAAAGCTTACGTGTCCCTGCTGCGTGACCTCCTTTAACATCATCTTCTTTTAGATAATCACGGATGCCGTTTGCGAATCTAGCTAGTCCATGAACCATTAGCGTGTGTCCATAGTCACTACTACTTTCATTGCCCTGCTCTTTCTGTTTAGCATGGTTTTCCAAAGCTTTCTTAATACCACTTTGGCGTGAACTTAGTTCTAACTTTTCCTGTACTGGGAACATCTTTTCTAATTGGTCATAGGAGTTATATATCATTGAGTAAGTCATTTGACTCTCCATTGTATTTCAGTCTGTCTCAATTTTGAGACTCTATAAGCGCAGCTATCCCTTGGAGTTCATATCCCGTTGGGCTATAGTGCTACACTTGCTCTTTAAGTCGTTACTAATATACTAATAGACACGATTAGTCCTCACCTAAAGGGTGTCCGTTTGGTTTCCGTTTGTCCTAATAATTGCAGCCCATGCCTCTCATTTAATTTAGTCTTAAATTCAAGACCTTAGATTAAAATATAAGCCGCACTCTGTTGATAGCCGTGCGGCCTACGTGTGAATTACATTAGCATTACCTAAACCAGGGTAGTGATTCCCCTAGAAAATGGCGCGCCCGAGAGGATTCGAACCGTTATTCGGTCGAGGTCTAAGCGACTTATGATAATGAATTCAGTGTGTTAGGCCGTTTGGCCCACCCGTTTGGGGTTGCGTTTGACTACTTTTGTCTACGCTTTTGTATACTGGTACTGCCCTGCTAAGTTCTAGTGCAGCCAACCTCCCGACTTCTAATTCTAGGATAGCGTTGCTCATGGCTTTGTCCGTGGACTTTGCATAGCGCGCTGTCTGAGTTATGCAGGAATGCCCCATTAAACTCTGGACTACCTTCAAATTACCGTGGTACTCACATAGGCGTGTAGCAAAGGTATGTCTGAAACAATACCAGACTTCCTTCTTACCCCACCGCATCACTGGGCGCACAAGATTGTCCCAAAATTCTACGCAATGCCATTTGTAATCTAGCTTCTCAAACACTACCCCACCCGTCCCTAGTCTGAGCAAATGTTTGTCCAAAACCATAGCCAAACGTGGAGTTATAGGTATCTCACGTTCAGTGTCAGTCTTAGTGACTTCCTGTGGTATCCGAATGACACGTACACCAACTGAGTTACTGACAATCCACCGAGTATCCAAAGCTTTAGCTTCAGACCAAGGCCGCATCCCCGTGTCTGCTAAAAGAATAATAAAGTCTTGCAACAACTCATTAATCCATTGAGCGTGGAAGTGCATGTCACCAGCCAAATCCAGGATTTGCATCTCTTCTTCAGGTGAGAAGTAGCGAGGTCTGGAGTTGTTCTTAACAGACTCCCAGTGCATTACCGGTAAAGCTTTTAACAATTGCCGTTCAGTCATTAAGGTCAGCATAGAACTCAGACAATTTAACTTGTTGTTCACGGTCTTTGGCTTGTTTCCCTTTGCACGTAGAACCTTGATGTAATCATCAATGGCTTTAGTGTCAATTGAATCTAGCCTGACCATCTTGCGCTGGTCTATAAAGTATTCACGTATCGAATTCCAATACTGAATGACTTTGGTCTGATAGCCTGAACTTGAGGTTTGCCAGACCCGTTCCCAAGTTTCATCAAACGCATATTGCAGGGTCAAGGTAGTCCCATGTTTAAGCGCGCCACCTGTTGGTCGCAAACCCCTAGACATGTCAGCAAGGGCGGTCAGTTCTATTGACTGCGCCTCGCTATAGTTCTCAAGACCCTTCACAAAGTCAGTGAACCTGAACCCGTCCCTCATTATTTTAATCGACCAGCCTGTGGCTGTTTTATATATAGCCATAATCCCTCCTGATTAAAAGTTAGACGTGATTGAGTTCGCCAAGTCCTGACCCTTTTTGGTCAACACTGCATAGCGATACCGCTTATCGTACACGTCAATTTCATAAGTAATCAAAGCCATAGTCTCTGATTTCCTACGCACCATTACATCATCACTAAGAATTGCAAGCGTCCTGCTGGCATTGGCCTTACTTATGCCTAATTCTTTGATAACATCCTGTCCTGTCACACGACCCCGTCTAGCTACCAGTAAAAAGGTCTTGAGTTGCTGAAGTGTCAACGTGTCACTCAGTTCCCCAAAGCTATCGAAAGTCAAAGCTAATCCTTTTAATGCCTCACTCTGTGTTAATTTCATTTTACCACCTACGGCCCTAGTCAAAGTCAATTGACTTCTGCCCTCCAAATTTAACGAAGTAGTCCCACTGGCCTACTTTAATATATATGTAACTGTTAAGACAAGCCTCAAATTCAAACCTGTCACTAATTGCGATACTAAATACTTTCTGCTTGAAATTCCGCATTGATTCTTTTCTCTATGTTGTCTATCCCAAAAGTCGGGAAGATGGTACTGATTATTGTGTTGGTGAATTCAAGGTGCTGATACCCAAAGACATCTGACCTAGCCAATTTCGGCCTTAGAATTTTATACGCATCACTAAAAAGGATAAACCAAGGCCAATCCTCTCGCATCCACGCCAGCTTTCGACACCTGAATTTTCCTGCATTATCTGAAATTGTCATAACTTATTGGTTCCTTTTTGTAGTATGACTTATATTAGGATGTATATTAGAACATTATTAATACACTCATGTAAGCCCCCCCTCTTTGTTATTTAAGGTCACTCCAAAAGCACCCCTGTATATGAGGTGCTTTAAGTCTGGCCCTAGTCTTCCCCGTCCATTGTTTCCTCACACCCTGCGGCTTCTTGTAGCCACGCCATAGCCGTGCAGACATTTTCCCAGTAATCGTCATTAGGCCCATTACTATCAGGCGGTAATATATCTTCACGGGCCATGTGCAATGCGTCCCAAATAACCTCTTTTGCTTGGTACAGGTTCCAATTGGTTAACGGTGGTACAGTTCGATTTGGCATTTTAATTCTCCAGTTATGATTTAATGTATGTAGATTCTAGGGCAGGTTCCCCTTCCCAGAAATCGTCTTCGGACTGATAAATAGCCACCGCTTCGTCACTGGTCACGATGATATAGTGCCACTCGCTAGACTCAATAATGGTGACTATAGAGCCGCCTCCAGTATTCACTTCACGCGCTTTTAATAAGTCGCTCATTTTCAATACTCCCTTTTTGGTTTATTTACTGTTTGCTACTGCTATCGCTTCGGCAAAGCCGCGTGGCGTTGCACTACGAATATTTTTAGTCTTCATGCTTTTGCCGCCTAGTTTCCTATGCTGCGTACTAGACCCAAAACTATCGCATTCAACCGCGTCAATCTCAGGCATGGTAAAGTCGCCACCTGTCCATAAGCACGTATGCTTAGAGTACGCGTCCATAGGTGCAATGTAGTCAGGGTACAAAGGGTGAACCGCCTCATTTGCGGCTATATACCCACCGAACTGAAAAGGGTGGAAACGGTGGTCAGGTGCGCGCCAAAGTGTAGCGAGTCGGCTAACTGGATTTTCTACATAATAGGGCAGTTTCATTTCTGCGAATAACTCACCGCACCACCTCGCATATCTTGCGGCTTTGGCTTGAAACTCTGGGTCAATCTTTGCTTTGTTTGCAAAGTGGGCAGCACCTGAAACGGCTAGGTCAGTACAAACTGGAAAAGCCATTGCAAACTGAACATTCTCAAAAGCGAAAGACTCCCCGATAGCGCATATGTAATCGTAATCATGCAAATCTGCTTTTATGTAATGTATTGAGCCGCCCGTGTCCTGATAGTAGTCAATCCTAGAATTGTCATGCTGGAGGTCAAAACAGTAGACTTGATAGCCACGTTTAGCCCACGGAATAGCCGCGACTCCAGTGTAATCATAGAGCGATATAACAGACTTTATTCTTAGGCGATTCGATAGCCTATTATCAAGGTCATGTTTGAACGTATAAGCATTCATGCGCCACCGCCTGAACACGCCACGCGTACCCTTTTAGCGATATCAGCAATCAGTGCACGGTCACCAGTAGAAACGTATCTATACGCACCACGACCGCTTAAACGCATATGGTGCGATAGCGTGATACCTTCGGCTGGTGCAATGGCTTTTAGCTCAATAGCTTTGGCTATCGAATCTGATAACGCTTTTAGTGCTTTGTAATTCATAATCAAATACTCTTTTGTTGGTTTGGGTTTAGTGCAAAGACACTGATAAACAATGCCTTTTGCTAAACTCAAATTGCAGGACTACTTTAATTTGAGTCTAGTAGCCGCGTAGACTTGCGGCTTAGGCTTTAATACAGTCCATATGGCGCACGTTATGACTGAAGTAATAGAACCACCTACCACCAGAACAAAGACCGCTAATAAAGGCCATGTATGCGGTAGGAAGACAATACCGTTTATTATAATTTGAGACTCACTCATTTTTTATTGTTCCTTTAATTTAAGACTATTAAGCCGCTAGAAAAACGGATTGTTTAGCAGGGCGTACAAAGCCGCTATCATCATTGCGCGCTTTTCCTTTGGCGCGTAAACCTACGATAACGCCTTGAACGTCTTCAGGGCGGTAGTCTGTTATATCACCGTCAATAACTGGAACCGTTACACCGTGAACCGTGTAGACACTTGGCAAAGATTTACCGCGCTTTGTATCAAACACTACCGCCACGTTTTTACCGCGCAATAACTCGTTAGCCGCCGCCGCGTCATTGTCTTCGCATAGGCTAAAAGTAAGAGTGTAGAATTCAGGCAAAACGCGGTTTGCTATTTTGGTATAGTCATAAAGCTTTGCAAAAGGTGATAGCGAATGAATCATATCTGCAACAGTCCAAAATATACCGTTAGCTTTGGTTTTAGACTTTTCCCATTTAATATCCGAAGTAGCATTTAAGCGAAAAGCCACCGCCATATTTTGACGTGCGGAATAAGCGGTAGCGGCTAAGACTTCTTTTGCTAGTATCGCCATAAACAATGGGCGGTTTTTAAAATACATAATTGTCTTAGCTTTTCTAGCCGCGAATTTAGCCGCAAAATATGCTGGATTACCTGAAGTATGCAAACAAGCTTTTTTGCAACCGTCGCTGGCACTAGCGCATGTATTAAAACCGCTTTGCTTTTCAGGTGATAGGTGCAATCCATAAGTATTGACCCCGTTTTCTTTTGCGTTTTTAGCTATCTTAGGATTGCTTAACGGTGCGCTTAATAGTGAACCTTTAACGTCAAACTCTGACCGTGCAATTCTCATAAGCGCGGCTTTGGTCATTAGATTATAGGTATCAAAAGGTGATAGTTCAGTTTTCATCAACATAGTAGTACTTCCTTTGGTTTTGGTCAGTTTGTTTGTGCTAACGGCTTTGGGGAATAAAGCCGCTAAACCAAAAAAACTAATTTGAAGCGCGTTTATAAAAGTCGTTACAAGCGTCATTGTATTCCTTGTAATAGTGGCCCCAATGGAATGCACCTTCACAATACATCCAAGTAACATATTCACCACGCCAAAAGCCTAAGATAAAAGAGTCTTTTCCTTTTTGGGCCATGCTAGTTAATTGAACATCAACGCCCATAACATTAGCTCGGTCAGTCATGCGGTCAAATTCTGTTTTTAATTCATTCATTTTAAATAACCTTTTAGTATTAGTTTGTAATTGCTTAGTTAATGCGTGCTATGTCGGTCAGTATAATTTCTCGGACTTGTTCACGGTCAAAGCTATCACCAGCAAACCACCAGCCTACTTTTCTAATATGCTTTTGAACGGCTAATGTAATCATTAGACTAGTTAATCCTTTAATGGGATAAACCCCGTCTTCAGAGTTATAGAAACTATTAACGTATGCTTCAAAGTCTTTAATGGAGTCAGTCATTTTAATTAGTCCTTTTAGTATGGTGCTGGAAAGTTTAGGAAAAGCGGTGATAAACATGCGGCTATCATAAAGCCGCTAGTAGCAATAACCGTTAAGCCTACAATATAGTCTGGAGTTTCAACCTTTACTGGTGGAGTCCTTAATATCTTAGTTCTGATTTTCATTTGCTGTACTCTCGTTAGTGTTTGTGTGGAGTCGATTATAATCATTATTTATTATAAGTAAAGCATTAAATTCAATACTACCTGAAATACTTTAATAGGTGGTGATTGCTGGTGGATTGTTTGTGCCTATATATAGGTAGACAAATTGATAGGTTGTGAATGGTATTAGATAGCCTATAGATAGTCTAAAAAGAAAAACGGATAGACCTCCCATTTACGCCTTTAATAAATGAGGCTATCAAGTGCAATGCATGGCTATCTATAGGCTTTAAAAGAGGTGCAATGCCTCTCCACAATCCAGCAATAACAATGCCTGAATAGCGGCTGGGACAATGCCTAAGACACCCCACCCCACCCCTTGGGCTTTTATGGGTGTCTATCGGGCCTACCCACCTGGGGGGCCGGGTCCTGAGTCCGTATAGATATAGCCCCTCAGAGTTTTTCTTAAAATTATTCTCTGGGAAATCCAAAGCCCCCATCCAATGGAATGCCAATAGAACTCCAATAGAATGGTACTGGACTTAATACTACCTCAATCTGTAGAGGCTAAGAAAAAAAAGCATTCCAAGACACTGAGAGAGTTATCTCTTAGACATCTATAGAATGCTTATAGTATTGTTAGGTAGGTTGATAATAGAGTTATATATCATGTACTGATTTTGTGGCGTATCTAAGAGTGGTCATTATATATATCAACCCTATAGTGCTACACTTGCTTTAGAACCATTTATCACCGTCTTTTACAGTGCTACCTGTTGCTTGAGATAAGAACTTTTGTATCTCACCATTGAAGTCATCCATCTTCTGTTGGGCTGCTAAAGACTCAGCATCAGCATCCATCTGCTCAGTCCAATAGTTAACAGCCATTGCTAAAGCTTCTAGCCTGTCATCATGGATGATTGCTCCCCTAGCCCTAGTCAGTCTAGTCATCTGGTAGAACAGACTGTAGGAAGGTTCTGGTGCGCTCTCGTAGTCTTCTTTAATCAGCTTCTCGTCAATGATAAGACGGTGCTGCATCATCACAGGTTCAAGGGTGTCTATGATACGGACTTCCTTCTGTGTGTTATGTCTGACTTCTTCTATAGATACTGGGTAAGTCTTGTTGATGAATGGAGCGAGTAGCTTAGAGAACATACCGTCACCAAAGTTACTCTCCACCACAATCATATTGACCTTCTCAAGCTTTGCTATGTTAGCTATCTTCTGCAATGTAAGGTCTTCATAGCCACCTTTAAAGCCTCCACACTGGGAAGCGTACAGGTAACCATTCAGCATCTTAACTACTGCATAGGCTGTCTCGTCTTTACCACGCCCAGATGGGTCAATAGCAAGTACAGCACCCGTAAACTCATACATCTGGTCAGAGAACCACATAGGTCTGTAGAACTTGTCACCAGTGAAGCCTACAACAGGGACATCTTGTACTATCTGTGCTGGGCCAGAAGCCCACGCTAAGTCAGCCCATCCTTTATTAGGATTCAATGCTGTTATGCATAGGTCTGCTAGTTTAAGTGGGTACTTATCAGCATCAGATAGTGTGGTGTCCAGCATGAATTGCAGGGCAAATCCAGCTTTACCATAGGAAGCTTCACGCTCCATCAGGTCTTCTTTAGTGAATCGGTCTGGCTCTGTAGGAAGAGTCTCCTGAGAGCCTCTATTAAGCTCTATGAAGGGTGCTAATCGACCTTGATACATTGCTTGCTGCTTGTCTGTTGGATACCTTGCAGGCCATATACGAATCTCGTAGCCACGTTCTGGCAGTAGGTTGTATATAGACATCTCAGTCTGGGGTGTACCGAGGTAGATAACACGTCCATTAGGCTTGAGTACAGCATCAAACTCTTTGATTGCCTCTGATAACTTGTCGCGCATTGTCTGAGTAGCAGAGTTGTTAGTCACCTCCACATCATCAGCAATTATAGTGTTGGCACGGGAGCCTGTAAGCTGACCTGAGATACCAACGGACTTAACCGAGGGAGAGTGGTCTGGAAAGGCAGGGCCAACATCAAATGCAATGACAGAATCACGTTGCCCATTCTTTGTGCGTAGGTGTTGGAGTAAGTCGATTTCATTTATTAGTCGCTTAGTAAAGGTTGAGAACGCATCAGCACGTTCTTTAGATGCAGATACCACCAGAATCTTATGTTGAGGGTCACAGTACAGTAGCCAAACTACATAAGCGGAAGTAATCCAGGATTTACCTATCCCACGGAAAGCTTCTATTACGCAACGTCTAGGGCCAAGCTGTAGATAGCTTGCCATGTCGTACTGAATAGGGGTGGGGTCAGGTAGTGTTAAAGTAGTCCAGACAATCCATAAGAATTTACGGAAGTCTTGTTTGATTGGGTCGTTTACTACAGGTGTAGTCATGCGTTACCTAGTGATTAAGGGGAAGTTCATCGTCAGGGAAGTCTGGAAGGGCGTGTATTAGGTTATCTAAAGGATTACCTTGCGTAGCTACGCCATCAATTCCATTGTCTTTAAGCATTTGCCTGGCCACGTTAAATATACTGGCTGTGGCTTCACCTGATTTGACTGCTGTTAGTAGTTGATTGGCTAACTCTTCGTGCAAGTCAGCCATTATTTTTTCTAGTTTGCTATTACTCATTTAGTGAGTCCTTTAGCTTTCTCAAAGGAGCGTAAACCGCCTAGACCTAAGAGTGACATTACTAATGTTGTAAGTTCTGCGGATGCGATAGCAGGAAGTTCTGCAGGTAGTGCGAAGTAAGCGTTGATGAGGCCAGCAAAAGGTAAGATAAGGAACTGGTAAAACAAACCAATTGCACATACCCA